ATGATCTAACTAATTTTCTTTCCGTTTTATCTCTTAGCAAAGATACACCAGAACTAGATTTTGATGATCAGCATATTCTCATCAAAGCACTTAGTGGAAGAAGTAAAATTAAATATCGTTTTGCTGACAAGAAAATGATTATTGCTCCACCAGACAAAGCAGTTGTCATGCCATCACAAGACGTATCATTTACTTTGAATGAGAGCGACCTAGATTGGATTACAAGGACAGCAAATGTTCTAAGTTCTCCTCATGTTGCTATTGAAGGAAATAATGGTAAACTCAGAATAACATCTTTTGATGCAAAGGATGATGCTGCGAATATCAACTCCGTTGACATCGATGAGACAGATAAAGTATTCAAATCAGTATTTAAAACAGAAAATTTGAAAATGATTCCTGGTAGCTATGAAGTAACTGTTTCATCTAAAGGAATTGCACATTTCAAAAATAAAGGTGTAGCGATTGAATATTGGATTGCTATTGAAAAAGACTCATCTAACTTTGAGGTATAATCATGTTAATTACATTCACAGAAGCACAATCAAAAGGACCTGTTGCTATTAATCCAAATCAAATAGTTTCGGTATTTACTGTAGAAAAATCAGAAAGTGAAGCTATGAAACCTTTTGTAGGTAAAACTGCAATAGTTTTTTCTGGAGGAAATGTTATTGTTGAAGATTCATATTTAGAAGTTGTTGGAAAAATTAATGGTGAACTGCGGTAATATGTTTTATATTTTTATTATGGAGAATGTGAATGAGCGACCAAATACTTTGGGTGGAGAAGTATCGCCCTCGTAAAGTAGAAGATTGTATTCTTCCCGATAGTATCAAGAAAACATTTCAGGAGTATGTAGACAGAAAGGAGATACCTAATCTTCTTCTGTCTGGTTCTCCAGGTGTTGGAAAAACTACAATTGCAAAAGCACTGTGTAATGAAGTAGGATGTGACCATATTGTCATCAATGGTTCTGATGAATCGGGTATTGATGTTCTACGAAACAAAATCAAAAATTATGCATCAACAGTAAGTTTGACTGGTGGCAGAAAAGTCATTATTATTGATGAAGCAGACTATCTAAATCCAAACTCTACTCAACCTGCTCTGCGTGGAGCAATTGAAGAATTTGCGTCAAACTGTTCTTTTATCTTTACTTGCAACTTTAAGAATAGAATCATTTCTCCTATTCATTCTCGTTGCACTGTTATTGATTTCAAGATCAATGGTAACAAAGCAAAACTTGCTGCACAATTTCTAAAGAGAACAGAATGGATTCTTTCTGAAGAAAAAATCAAGTACTCTAAAGATGTAGTTGCTGCTGTCATCATGAAGCATTTTCCAGATAATCGTCGTATTCTAAATGAACTACAACGATATGGTATCTCTGGAACTATTGATGAAGGTATACTTGCCTCTGTTTCAGATATTCAAACTAAAGAACTTGTAACGGCTCTCAAAGAGAAAGACTTTGGCTCTGCTCGTAAATGGGTTACAAATAATCTAGATAATGATCCTGCACTTGTTTATCGTAAGTTGTATGATAGCATGTATGATTATTTGAAGCCTAGTTCTATTCCTCAAACTGTCTTGATTCTGGCGAAATATCAGTATCAATCTGCTTTTGTTTCAGACCAAGAAATCAATCTTGTTGCCTGTCTGATTGAACTGATGGCAGATTGTGAGTTTGTATAATGCCTGATATCTTCAAAGAAATCGTTCCGTCTATTCTTCAGACTAAGCAGAATGTCCTGATAGAGGAACATGACGAAAAAGACTATAATCCATATATTGTCAATCGGGCATTATCATATCACCTAGACTGTGTTCCTTATGCGAATCAGATGAACCAGGTACACTTTGTTGACAAAAAGCTACAGTATCACTATCTTCTAAATACTATCAGACAGATGAAACGGAAATTTCAACCGTGGCAGAAGTCTGAGGAAGATAAGAATCTTGCTTGTGTGAAAGAGTATTTTGGGTATTCTAATAGCAAAGCCAAAGAGGCTCTCCGGATCTTATCTGATGAACAAATCGCTTATATAAAAACAAAAACAGATAAAGGCGGAGTGAGGAAATAATGATTCGTATAGAAGATATGGTTGAAGTGACGCTGAATGAGAAAGATGATTTCCTGAAGATTCGTGAAACATTGACTCGTATTGGTGTTGCATCCAAAAAAGAAAAACTGCTCTACCAGTCTTGCCACATTTTACACAAACAAGGAAAGTACTATATCGTACATTTCAAAGAATTGTTTGCGTTAGATGGCAAGCCTACGGATATTACGGAGAACGATCTGGCACGTAGGAATACGATTGCTTTGTTACTAGAAGATTGGGGATTATTAAAACTAGTGGATTCTAAAAAAGCAGAGGACCTACAAGTCAGTCTATCTCAAATCAAGATAATTGGTTTTCGTGAGAAAGACGATTGGCAATTAGTACCAAAGTACAACATTGGCAAGAAAGCAAAAAAAGATTGACAAAGAATCTCTAGTATGATATAAATATGAGTGTAGGTGCCTTCGGGGTCTACACTTTTATTAACTCGCTTAACTAAGGAGACTTTCATGACTCTCGCCAATCTATTCCCTTCTCGTTCCGTTTATGAGCCATTTACTGTTGGTTTCGACAAGCTATTTGACCAGCTTCAAGATACCGCAAACAACATTGCAAAAAATGCTCCAAACTGGCCTCCATATAACATCAAAAAAGTAAAAGACAACAAATATGTCATTGAAATGGCGGTTGCTGGTTTTGCTAAATCTGATATTGAAGTTACCGTTGAAGGAAACAAGCTTATCATCAAAGGTGCTTCACAAGATAATGAAGCGGAAGACTACCTATTCAAAGGAATTGCTAATCGTGCTTTCCAACGCACATTTACTATTGCCGACAAAGTAGAAATCAAAGATGCAGAAATTGTTAACGGAATGTTAAGAGTTTGGTTAGAAAATCTTTACCAAACTCAAGAATCTGTTAAGAAAATTACAGTCAAAGACGCTACAGATACCAAATCTGAGTAATGGCAATAATGGTGGGGTGCAATGCCCCACCTCTTGACAATTGAAAATAGCTTTGATATACTATATACATCATGAAGAAAACTTTTCAAAAACCCAAAGAAATTCTACAAAAGGTCCGTAATCGACTTCACATTGATGAGGTCTATTATACCTACTCTCATTGGCCCACAAAGGACATTGACGGTGTAGTATTTCTTCCAATTATCAAAGAAGTTTCTGAAAACCCTAAAGTCTTTTATATGCGTAAAGACAACTTGGAGTATGTCAAATGATTTTGAATAAATTATCACAGGCAATGTATAGCCGAAGAATTTTTAATCCTAAGAATAAAAAAGACTTAGATGCATATGGTTATTTTATTCGTAATAGTAAGTGGGAGAATGGTTGTCCATTCTGGCTTGAATGGCCATATCAAAGTGTACCTGCTATGATTAAAGATAAAATTGTTCGAAACATGTTTAATGCTGATAGGAAAGAATTGATATGAAACGATACATGGTTGAAACTGTGAGTATTTTTCGGCATCGTTATGTAGTTGAAGCCAAAGAAGCTGAACATGCCTGTGATGAAGTTGTTTGTGGTAAAGAAACTCTAAAAGAGTTTTCCCAATATCATGTAGATGAAAATATCTGGTCTGTGAGTGAACTTGATGATGATCAAGAATACCTTGAGATGTTTGATATGGATAATGATTATCTTAAAGAATGGGATAACGAAAAGAAATTTTCATTCGTTAATAAGATAAATTACGAAGAATAGGTAAATGAACATTGATTTACTTAAATCTGATTTACTAGAAATATATAATTCTGGTAATTGGTGTAAAGATGTTCCAGAATTCCAAACATTTCCAACTCTTTTTGATATTGAAAAACCTCATTGGCAATATTTGAAAAATAATTTTATTGAAAATGTAGTTAAGGAAACTAAGATTAAACCAAAAGAAGTTAGGGCATGGTGTTACGCTAATTTTTTTGGTTATCCTCAGAAAAAGTGGCCTTTGTG